GCCCCGGCTACTATGGACGATGGTGGAACAGGTGGAGCTTCTTGGGATGCTGACACAACTACTCCAGAAGTATGTGTAGGAGTTTCAAACGGCGTATTTTACGTTGATGGAACTACAAGTAAACCTACATGGTCAAATTCTGTAGCAGCGAGTCAGACTTTCGCAACAAACCCAAATACAGGTAACAGCAATGGTTGGGTATTCGTTAATGATAACCCGTTTCAAGAGTACATGGTAAGATCCGATGCAACAATGACATCATTGGCAACGTTTCAATCTGATTGCTTAGTAATTAGAATGAATCAGAACAATGGTGGAGCTGGTGTATCAGGTCAGTCTACTGCTACTCTAAACTATTCAACATCAGACAATGATGGCTATATGTGGAGAATGATTCGTACTGCAGAAGTACCAAATCAGGAAGACGTAGCAGCCGCAGGTTGCGATGTTGTAGTAGTTATGAACAACAGGGCTAATCAATTCCTAAGAGACGTATAAGGAGAATAACACATGGCAATATCACGAGCACAATTAGTAAAAGAGCTTGAGCCAGGTTTGAATGCCTTATTCGGACTGGAATACAAGCGATACGAAAACCAACACGCTGAAATCTACAACGTAGAATCTTCTGACAGAGCTTTCGAAGAGGAAGTAATGTTATCAGGATTCGGAAACGCACAAGTAAAGGGCGAAGGTCAAGGCATATCATTTGATGATGCACAAGAGACTTTCACAGCTCGTTACACGCATGAGACAGTAGCATTAGCATTTGCTATAACTGAAGAAGCTATCGAAGATAACCTCTACGACAGACTTGCTTCTAGATATACAAAAGCTTTAGCTAGATCTATGGCGAACGCTAAACAAGTTAAAGCAGCAGCTCCATTAATCAATGGTCTTCCTTCAACGGATGCCTTTGATTCTGGTGATGGTGTTTCTTTGTTTAACACGGCGCACACTACATTAAGTGGATCATTTGCGAACACATTAGCAACTCAAGCTGACTTAAATGAAACTTCATTAGAACAATCTCTAATCGATATTGGAGAAATGACTGATGAGAGAGGTCTTTTAATCGCAGCAAAAGGTGTTAAAATGATTGTTCCACCTGAAAACCAATTTAATGCAGAGAGATTAATGAAGTCTCAAGGCAGAACTGGTACAGCTGATAATGATATCAACGCTGTCAACTCAATGGGTATGATTCCTCAAGGATACAGAGTGAACAACTACCTAACTGACGCTGACTCTTGGTACATCATCACTGATGTTCCTAACGGCATGAAAATGTTCGTTAGATCTCCATTGTCTACAGCAATGGAAGGCGATTTCGATACTGGAAACGTTAGATACAAAGCTAGAGAAAGATACTCATTTGGAGTATCTGACCCTAGAGGTATCTTTGGCGTAGAAGGTGCGTAATTAATTAAAGTGTGGCGGCCTAAAAACCGCCACATTTTCTACATAAAGTAAGAAATTAGACTATGAGAGACTTCAAAGTAATCATTATTGCCTACGGCTACAGAACTACCTTCATTGTTAAAGCTGAAGATAGTGCCCAATCTATAGAGAATGCTATAGTTGACAAGTTGGGAGAAAATAGTGTAAAGTGGGACACAACGGGATTTTATGACAAAAGTCGTAAATGGATAACCTATGAGGAGGTTATAAATGATCGAGGACCTATACAAACAAAAAAAGTCCTTGGAGTTGAGCTGGGAGCAGGAACACCTTAACGAAGGTAAATATACTCTCAACATGGTCAGAATTGATGACAAAATTAGAGAAGTCATCACTTTGATTAAGCTGGAAGAAGCTAGAATTGCAGATAGAGAAAATGCAATTATTAATTCAGCTCCAGAAGTGTCAGTAGCCACTTAATATATAAAAGCTACATCATTGAAATTAGCACTTCATCACAGGATCTCTTGCACTCCACTCAAATATAGCATATAAAAGTACCACTAAGATAAATAAATCATAAATTGGTTGCTCTTTTCTTAGTAAGAGTAACTGGCGCAAGGAGGCGCTGATTAATATGACTACACACTTTTCAACTGGCGTAACAAACGTTAGAGGTAAGCAAGGTGGAACATCCTTGTTTAGTGGTATCAAACAACCCCTAATTACTGGCGGTTATAATCAAGAAGTCGCTTATCAAAACGACTGGCTTCATTATAATTCAGCTGATTGGGATGTAACATCTGGTGGTGGATCTGACTATCAATTAGTAGATTATGCTGGCGGATGGTTAAGACTTGGAGATGATGCTCCAGCGGCTGGTGAAATCACTGGTCTTTCTGGTAAAGAAGTCTGGAACTATAACTCTGGTAAGCAATGGTGGTATGAAACTAGAATTGCTGTATCTGATGTTAGCGATGGAAACATTTTTGTTGGCTTTGCTGACAATGCATTTGTTGATCCAGCAACTGTACCAACTGACTGTATTGGTTTTTCTCACTTAGAAGACACTACAACTATTCAATTCCTATCTAGGAAGAATGGTGCTGGTGTATCTTTTGATATGAAAGACAGTGCAGCTGGAAGTACTTACGCTATAGCTGACTCTAGCATACCAACTCAATCTGCAACTCAATTTGAAATCCCATCTAACTCTGTTAGATTAGGTTTTCATTTTCAACCTGCAGGTACGGAAATGAATCAAACTTCAGCTCAGTACAAACTTTACCTAGACGGTAATTGTGTTGGAACGCAAGCAGCATCAACTGTTCCTGATGATATAGCTTTAGAACTAAAAGTTTTCATAGAAAACAAAGGTACTAACGCTAATCAAATAGCAACAGATTGGATACAAACTATCCAACAAAGATAATAATATTATTCTAGGCTCCTTCGGGAGCCTAGGTAAAATTAGGAGATAAAAATTATGGCAATAACATCAAATGTTAGACAAACTATACCTATAACGACAGATGGTTTAGCGCAGAAGTATGTTAAGACAACTGCAACTACTATCACTAAAGCTAGAATCATGAATGTTTATGGTCAAGCAAGTGCAGCTGACGCTGAGATAAAAATTTATGACGAAGCGGATGGTTCTAAGACTGCTTCTAAATTAGTTTATCACGTTAAGTTTTCAAATGCTGATAACCATGGTCAAAGTTTTACAATTCCTGGAGAAGGAATTTATTGTAATGCTGGAATGTATGTTGATTTAACAAATTGTGATTTTTGTGTTATTATAGGCACATTCACGTAAAGAGGTAGCCAATGGCGAACACTACTTCTGGTACATATGTTTTTGATAAGAACTATGCGATCGATGATGTAATCATGGAAGCATACGAAAGAATAGGTCTTGTCGGAACTGCTGGAAATCAAATCCGATCAGCTAAAAGATCTTTAAATGTTTTATTCTCTGAATGGGGAAATAGAGGACTTCATTATTGGGAAGTAGGAACTACAAACGTTACTTTAGTTGAAGGTCAAGCAGAATATAAATTTTACAGATCATCAGGAGATGGGACAAGTGCTCCTTCTGTAGATGATACAGGAACTGCTGACACTAATATTTATGGAATTAGTGACATCATGCAGTGTTCTTTTCGTCAATACAATAATAACAGTGGCGGAACTCAAGCAGATACTACAATGACCAAAATAGACAGATCTACTTATGCTGGCTATGGAAATAAAACTACTAAGAGTACACCTTCAAATTTCTGGGTTCAAAGATTTATATCTCACACTACATTAACTATTTATCCTACAGCTAATGCATCTGCTGCAGGATCAGCAAACAAATTAAAAATTTTTTATCAAAAAAGAATTCAAGACGTGGGGGCATTTACAAATGCAACTCAAGTCCCTTATAGATTTGTTCCTTGTATGACTGCTGGATTAGCTTTTTATTTATCACAAAAGTTTTCTCCACAAAGAACACAAGAAATGAAATTATTATACGAAGATGAGTTAGCTAGAGCTTTAGCAGAGGACGGGTCAGCTTCTAGCACGTACATAACTCCTAAAAACTATTACCCAGCAATAACATAATGGCATCTTTTTCATCAGGCAAACATGCATTAATGATTTCAGATCGTTCAGGTGTGGCATTTCCTTATAGAGAAATGGTACAAGAGTGGACTGGAATGTGGGTACATACTTCTGAATTTGAACCTAAACAACCTCAATTAGAACCAAGACCTATTGTTGGAGATCCTCAAGGACTGCCTCATATTAGACCATCAAGAAAAGCTTTTGCAACTCCAGTGGTTTTAAATAACAATCCGTTTACTACAACTGCAAGTAACACAAGTGTTACGGTTAAATGTGAAAATCAACCTTGGTCTACAAATGATTATATTAGATTTACAAATGTTGAAAGAGCTGTAGGTGGCGTTGCTAAATCTACTTTAGAATTAACAACTACTCTGAACGGAGATATAACTTCAAGTGCAACAAGTTTAGTATTAGCAGATTCTTCACAATTTGTAGCTCCTGGTTATATTTGTATTCAATTATTTGATAGCGATGGCAATGATGTGAGTGAAACAGTTTACTATACAACAAACACTACAGCATCAAACACTTTATCAGGATTAACTCGAGGAACAGCGGCACCAATTAATGGAGTCACTCCTGAATCAACTACGGCAGCTGCTCATAGCAGTGGGGCTAAAGTTTATGGCTCTTATAAAATTACAAGACAAACTACAACGGAAAAAATAGCTTCCCCTCCAAGCACTCTTACTGTAAGTAATAGTTTTACGTTTAGTTTAAAAAACAATGCGTCTAGTGCAGAAACAGGTGGAGGATTTTTCTGCTTTGGTGGACCAGTAAACATGAGACCTTAATATGATTAAATATATAAAAGATTTATGGCATAAATGGTTTGGTAAAAAGGAAGTTGTAGTAGAAGCTACACCTGCTCCTAAACCAGAACACTGTGGTACTCATAATAGATTTAAAAAAAGTTGTCCCGTTTGTGTGGAGGTTGTTAAATAATGCCAGGATTAAGCGCATCAGGATTAATTACACAAATTAGAAGTTACACTGAAGTAAGTGATACAGTTCTTACAAGCGCTGTTTTAGAGAATATTATTTTAAATGCTCAACAAAGAATCATGTATGATGTCCCTATTGATGCAGATAGAAGAACTCAAACTGGAAGTTTAGTAGCTGGTCAACAACAAATTAATGCTCCAGCAGGAGCTCTATTTATTAGGGGTGTTCAAGTTTATGATTCTACATCAGCAACCACTGGAGATAACAGATGGTTATTAAGAAGAGATTTAACGTTTTTACAGGAATATATACCTTCTACAGCTAGTGCTAAAAGAGGATGGCCTAAATATTATGCAGTATCAGACATAGATCCTCCTACAGGATATAGTGATACTACGTCTGGAAGGATACATTTTGCGCCAGTTCCTGATTCAGCTTATACTTTTCAGGTCCATTTTAATAAGGCACCTGACCTATTAGAAGGAAGTGGGACTAATTATATTAGCTTGAATTTCCCTCAAGGTTTATTATACTGCTGTTTAGCTGAGACTTATGGCTTTTTAAAAGGTCCAGCAGACATGTTGACTTTATACGAACAAAAGTATAAAGAAGAAGTACAGAAGTTTGCTTCACAGCAAATTGGAAGAAGACGAAGAGACGATTACACGGATGGTACAGTGAGAATTCCAATCGAGTCACCGCCTCAGTAATTAGGAGATTAAATTATGGCAAATACATCGGCAATGTGCACAAGTTTCAAACAAGAGATCTTGGTTGCAACACACAATTTTACAGCATCAACTGGTAACACTTTTAAAATTGCATTGTATGATAGCTCAGCGACTTTAGGAGCTTCTACAACAGCGTACAGTTCTTCAGAA